TTAACAGTGTTGCATTGGTACCAACTTTATCCATTGTCATGAAGTTGGTATCTTCTAGCAAGTTGTAGTACATGTCTTGGCTAACAACGTACACGATGCCAGCGGGATCAAGACCCCATAAACCTAAGTCTTTGCGTAATGCGCGCAGTGCAGCAACACTGTTAGCTTTTGTAAAGCTACCTGCGGCAAGTCCAGCACCGTCAATATCAATATTTACTGCACTTGCGGCGTCATAGGTTGCGATACCCTTAATAGGATCAGCATCTCCAGCATTAGTACCAGCACTATTACTACCACGAAGATAAGCGCGATCAACAGCACGTGCAATACGACGTACCATTGCATCACGGATAATAGGAAGAAGAACAATCATGCTGTCTTCCTCTTCTTCATACGCCATGTATTCGTTTGTAGCAACTTTATAAGACTTCAGTAAAACTTCTTTTAACTGGTGATTACCTGCAGTACCACCAGCACTAGTGGTAGTACCAGGTGAACCACTTGAAACAGTTGCACTGTAAGGTGTAGTACTACCGGTCCATTGAGCTAAACCTGTCTCAGGATTTACAGGAATAGCCATAACGGGATTCTGCATAGTAATACTACGCACTAAGGGGGCCATAACTAAACGCCGACGAACTTCAGCTTCCATATTCATAGAAACTTCGGTTTCCCAGTAGTTTACGTTTGCGTTGGTAGGCTGATGTGCACCGGCCTTTTCGATCAGCTGACGACCAAACTTGGTGTCTTCAACACGGCGATTCATGGACTTGGCAAGTAAAACTGCTGTTTCACGATCTTGGTAAGAGGTGCTGTCTTTGTCACCTTTGTCAGCAAAACTCATTTTGCTGCGCTGCATAACTTCTAATTCAGCAGCTTTTTCGCGCAATGCAGACTCTAAACCTGCAATAGCGTTTTTGCTTTGATCAGCTTGCTCAGCAAAGCGCTTTTCAACTTCAGCGAGTAAACGCTCAGCACCGCTTTGGCCTGTTTCAACTGTGCTGGCTACAGCAGCTTTGATTTTGGCTTCTAATTCAGCTTCGGCAGCTTCTTTAGCAGCTTTTTCTTGACGAGCTTTATCTTGCTGGGCAAAAACTGCTTTGGTTGCATCTTCAGCAGCTTGACGAGCAGCATCGGCTAATACTTGTTTGATTTCTTCTGGACTCATTTTCCATTCCTTACTAGTTGGCTTGCTTTCTGCTTCCGTTGAGGATTCTAGCCCTTTAGCTGATTCGCTGTTGGGTGCAAATTGCATTTTAAAAGATTGATACTGTGCGGCCGAATCAAAGGCCTTTTCTAAACTAAACAGCGTGTTTTGGTTGGCGGGTACCGAAACTACGGAAATTTCATGTAGTTCCAGTTCTTTTACCACAAATAACTCTGTAGCTTGGTTATATTCAGCATCAACAATACGAAAACCGATACTGAATGCTGTTAAAATTCCGTCACTAACTAATTGAAACACGTTTGTGGCGGCTGACGAAATGCGTGCTTTAATCCACAGGCCTTTGCTATCCACACGATGATCAACCATGCGACCTACAGGGTTGTCATGATTGTGAAAAGCCAAGATAACAGGATTCTTTAAATAGTTGGCCATGCCTTTTTCCCAGACACTAACCGGAACTACGTCTCCCTGACGATCAATATCGTTTGTACTAGCGTAACCGCTAATGGTAACCGAACGTGGTTGATCGTCGCCTGCAGGTAGCTCAGCTTTAATAACAGTACTATTAACCGCAAGGTATAGTAACTTGTCTTTGTCTACCATACAATTTCCTCTATAAATTACTCTGTGGGTGCAGACTCTGGTCTACCGCCCACGCTGGGATTAGCTGCTGAACCAGCTATATTAGCCGGTACACGCACCTCATCGTGACCTGGCTTGGGCGCGTAACGCAGCTCAGTTCTGGCTTCGTTAGCACTTATTACACCACCGTTTACTAGTGTGGTATGATATGCTGCAATATCTTTTAAGTCGGGCTGTAGTGCACTAACATTAGATACAACAGTATCTACGTCGTAACCAAAAAATCGTTCCAATGCACTGGTAAGCTTGCGAGTAATTGGTAACACGGTTTCCAAGTAAAAAAGCCGCAGGTTAGGCGAGATGTTGGCGTTGTTGCCACCGTCTAGCAGGATGGGTGGTACACCAAGTGCTTGCAAGATCTTGATGGAGTTTGTTTTAATAGCCACATCAAAATCCATGTCTCTGAAGTTGGTTTGCGCAACTGGATAAGGTTTTAGTCCCGAATCCAAAATAACCGGACGACGACCACCAGCTTTGGGATTGTACTTTTGAATCCAGTGTTGGATTGTGCGCTCTTTAGCAACTTGCGATAATGTATTGTCTGTTACAAACACAGTGCCAAACATAGCACCATTATTAAAAAAGTTGGTTTGCAGTTCCTGCATTGCGTATAAGGTATTGATTGAAGTCACACAGCTTTGCAATCGGGATAGTCCGCGGTAAATCGAAGTATTTGACACGTCTTTGAATGAGAACACCTCGTTAGGCGAAAACTCCACAGCACCCGACATATAAATGTACTTTGCCACAAAAGTCTTGGGATCTGTTTCAATAGTGATTTCTGCAGCTGGCAGGTGGTATAAAAACGCACCATCAAAGTAAACAAATACGTTGCCTTCTAGAATCAAATCAGTAAAGATGTTTTGACGAAAGTCTTGAATCGACTGATAAGGATTTGGTCTGAAATTTAGCAGCGTGTTCAACTGTTTTTTACGCATACCAGGTGCTACTGCATCTGGTAAACCGTCTTTGACATCGTAGTCTAAGCTAGCGGCGGCATTTACAATCATTGAAACGCCACGATTTACCGACTCTAATCGTTCAAATGCTTTTAAGTAGTTAGACCCCACAGTTTGAGTTTGAACATAGTGTCCTTCCTCAATGGCGATCTGACGCTGAGCTGGATTCAGTTTGGTTCGAACCCAGTTATTAAAATTGTTATATAAGCCCACGGTTTATTCCTTTGTGAATTGTGAGAAAAAGGAACCGTAACTGGGGCCTGCCACACGCTCACCGCTATATTTTGATTTTTGAATTTCAATCCAACGCGTTTGACGACTGCAGCTGGCCTCTGAAGGAGACTTACCATATACTCCATGCAACTGAACGTGGTGCGGGTTGCAAAGCGTATAGACCTGATCGTAAATTTCGGCGTGGTGCTGTTCAATAAATTCATCGCGGACTTCAAGAATGCCTGAATCAGTACTAATATCATAACCCATCTTCGCAGCCCAGGTTTCTAACAGCCGGGTAATTGAATGGACGTGATGTAGTTCCAGTTCCAGAGTAGTACCGCAAATATAACATTGTGATTGCTTTTCGTAAGCCCGTTTAGCTCGGTCTCTGACCCACTTGACTGCTATTCGTTTATTTGTATTTACCGCCATTTTTTACGCACACAAATTTATTCTCACAATTATAGCACCAACCACACACAAAGTCAATATAAAAATTTTTGTTACCCCTAAAATCACACTTGATCGCACAACCCAATTGTGTTATTATAATGTATAGGCATAGAGCGCATAGCGTAAGGCATCTGCCATGTGCGAATACCGGTCATGCACTGGCTTTTCACGGGTCAAGCCTGCCTTACTATCCCAGCGATACTGGTCTAAACACGCCAGCACCGGCTCACAATGTGGAGCTACACGAAGTCGGTTTTGTTCGACTAAGGTTTGCACATACGCAATGCCGGGTAACACGTCTTTTTTGGCACGAATGGTTGGAATGTTGTATATGTGTGCCAAATCCCCGGCAAACTGTGCAGCTGCCGAATCAATAAATATGGAGTCTATGTTGTGCAGCTCAATCAACCGCTGAAACTCGGCAGCATGTGCTTCAGTGGTTACCCCCGATCGTTCATAACAATCAACAACCCAAAATAAATCACTGTCATGCTGATAGGCCAAGACCACGAAAGCGGTAGCATCTCGATAACCCGGATCGCACCCAGCAAAGTGCTCACAATCACGCAAATCTGGAGGATGTTGTACATAAAGTGTTTGATCAAAGTTGTAGATCTGACCCTCAAATTCAGTGAAACTGGCTCGATACTCTTGCTCAAACTCCGCCTTCGACATAGAACGCTGTGCTTCCTCCACATCGCGGGAACTCATGCGAGCGTTCTCGGTATAATCGGCTTGTAAGGAGCACCATTCCGGAAACTGATCAGAGAATCCACGATTCCAGAAAGTGGTAAACCAGTTGCTTTTCCCACGAGGGGTACTAATAAAAATGGCTTTTGCGTTGGGTTTGTCTAGAGTGGGCCTTAAGGCAACGTTAAAGGCTGCTTCACCATCGGACCCTAAAGCTGCTTCGTCAAAAATAATCAAGTCGTACGATCTGCCTACTGTAGAATCAACTGTGGAAAGTGAACCCATGCGTATGGTGCTTCCGTTCGACAATTCAATCAGTTTGTCTTTTAAGTTGTCACGCTCAATCTCCAAGTCAAAGTGATTGATTAGTTTACGTTGCAGTTCGAAACTGATCGAACTCAAATTATAGTTGG